AGTGTCATTGGTTTCTACATATGTTCCGCTTTTAACAAAAATTGTTGTGCCAGCAGTTGAACCAGGAGTTGCCGCTTCCAAAACTGCTAAAGAATCAAGCGCTGCTTTAATATTTGCGAAAGCAGTACCTAATGTTTTTCCGTCATTAGCATTGTTTCCGCTTTTTGACACATATAAAACATTTTCAACAGAATCTGCTTTGCCTATCTCTTTAAGAGAAATATTGCCGGATGCATCCTGACGAATGAACATCTTGCCGTCATGCGTGTTGATTGCAATTTCGCCGAGTTCTAATTCATTGGTTGCATCATTTGATACTACAGGAACTACACCTGTAGTAGCGTTTTTCTTATGAATTATTCTTGTTGACATCTATGATCGCCTTGTATATAGTACAATTATATTTATGGGGTGCCGTAAGTTCCGCCATCAATAGTCGTTATTTCTGCCCATCCATCAGTCACTGCAAATTGATCATTATTAAATTCTACAACACCCAAATTGTTTTTCCAGTTACCTCCATAATTAGCATCATTTGTATCAGTAATCGCAGCAGCGTTTCTTGTTGCAGTTGCCAATCGAATATCAACTGTTGCAATATCACCATTAGATGTACTGTTTGCCGAGTCAATTATAACAGAAGATCCTGCACCATCTGCAGCAAACACAGGATTTGCCGGATCAGTTGTATCAAGCGTACCTTTTACTTGAAGATCTTTTACATAATCTCCTATTGCAGTTGAAACATCTGTTGTTAATGTTGTTTCTATTGACAAACCTGAAGTTAAGTCACTAGATACTGTACCTGTAACAGCACCTGTCAATTCAAATGTTTGAGCAGCTGCTAAAGCACTTGCCGTAGATGCATTACCTGTAACAGCACCCGTAAGATTAGCAACAAGCGTTCCTGTAGTTCCTGCAAAGACTTGCGAAGTATCAGTTGCGTCTGTAAGTAAAGTGAAGTTTCCTTGATCTTTATCATAACCCATGAACCCAATTTTATTAGCAGTCGTGCCGTCATGATAATGGAATTTGATACCACGATCAAATGCATCATTAACAGCTCCTTCACCTAATTCTAATACAGGATCATCAACTTGCATCACAGATGTATTAACTGTGGTTGTTTCACCACTTACAGTCAAGTTACCTGCGATAACAGTATTTCCGGCAACTGTCAAATTATCACCAATTGCAACTGTACTATTGACTGTGTTGCCAATGTTGATTGCATCAGTAGTTGCAAATAGATTTACAGGATTAGACGTTGATTGTATTACATCATTTTGCGAACCGCCCGTATTAGTTGGAGCGGTTTCAGCAGTTCTAGGTGCTTGTTCATCTGTCGAAAGTTTAAATGAATTATCATCTACTTTTATCACATAATATGTTGTGCCGTTTACAAATCCGTCAATTGCTTGTGGAGATGTGTACGTTACTTGTTGTCCTTCTGCAAACCCATGAGCATTAATATCGAATGCATTTGTTGATCTGTTAAATGCGTTACCCACTAAAGCGTCAGTTGATACGAATTCATGGAATATTGAAGGGTATAGTTGCTCGATAACATTACCATCAACTAAGACTTCTTGATTTCCGGTACCGACAGTTACTGAGCCGAATGCAACATCGTCATCAACATCTAGTTGTTGTTGCAAACCTATTGTCATAGTAGCAGTACCATCATCGTAACCGGTTGTTACGCCTTGAGCACCAGCAAATTTAAATACATCATTGCCTGCAATATTACCTGTGTTGGGTGTAGACTGTGCATCTGAAACATTAATACCAGTTGCAATACTTGTAACATATCCTACAGTTGCGACTGTTGAAGAGTCTGCACCTGCTTGAGGAGTAGGTAATCCTGTGATTGTTGCGGAGCCATCTGATATAATATTTCCGCCACTAAAGGTTAAACCTGTACCTGTCAACACTAGCGTTGTGTTTGTTAATGTGGAATTATTCGACCCGTCACCTAAAATAAGCGATCCGAGTGCTCCTGCACTGCCTGCAATAATTGCTTTATTTGCAGCGGGTGTTCCTGGGGTTGCAGTTAACAGATCAGTGAATTTCTTACCGCCAACAGGAATTGCAACAGAATCGATTCCGTCTGTTGAACCTACATATAGCGTGTTACCGCCATTTGGGTTGTCGTCTTTAAGTGAATATGCTAATTCACCTTGCTTCAGAGCGCCTTGAATCGGTGTCCCTGCGCTTGTTGATCTTTTTACCTTAATGATACTCATTAGAAAGTGCCTCCTTCAAGCACGGTTTCTTCGCTATCTAATTCTGTTGTTGCAGTCCACTTCCCTACACCTTGATTTTCTTTGTATATTAACATTGCACCGTTTGCAAGATTTGTGGCGTCTACATCGAATAAATTATTTAATTGAATGCTTCCGGCGGTTCCTCCAACTGCATAATTCGTGACAAGTAATCTGCTTGAAGGTGTTACAGTAGCTTTTATATTAGGCATTTTATATCCTTGTTATTCCGGGTGTGACAGTAACAGTCCCTTGAACCACACGATCTGTTTTACTATTTTGACTTACAGGTGCTGTAATCTCGACATCGTATAAATATCTACCAGGTTCAAGAGAAGTTGTACCCGCATGTGTTACTGTATCAGGTTCACTGCCTGTTGTATAATCATCTTTAGGCAATACTAAAGTAATTTGACCTGATAAGCCGTTGTGTGAAGTTTGAAATGTTGTTGTCGGTGTTGATGATGCATAATTTTTGCGCATTTGTGAAGCAACAGTATAATCTGTTAGGTTCACGGGTACACCAGATGCATCGGATAAATCAATTGTGGCATCAAAGTCAGCGCCTTGATCTATTGTTATATTTGCTTTAATAGCCATCATTTTCTCCAATTAGTGTTAATTAGTATTTATAAATAATATAAACACAAGTCCCTAACTTAAAGGAAAAACATGTCAGTATCTAAATATTTAAGAATTGGTTTGAGAGCAGACAAAAACCTTGCAGATCTGCCAAACAAAACAACAAGTTTGGGCAATATTCTCGATGATCTAATCCCCAACCAGTCATTCATTCCAGGCGACCTACAAGTTATCAATGGATTAAATACAACAAATATTTGGGCTGAAGATTTAAAGGAACTTATCGATATATCTGTTCAATATTCACCTTTATACGTAGACAGTGACGGCAACCTAGCTTTTCTAGCTCCTAGTGATGTGCAGCCACGAATCAGATCAGTTGATAAGATAAGAAATGAAAAGGTTATTCTTGGCGATCCTGCCTACAGGTTAGGCGGCCAAGGACCAATTGCAAAAGTATTTCCTTCATATGCTTTAATATCTCCAAGCAGCGCACGACAAAGTCATCGCACTCAAGGCACTCCGCTAAGGCCATATAATGATATTTTTGACCCTGACCATGCAACCGTTATTACAACACAAGATTATTGGATGGACGGCAGATTCGGATTCGATTCAGCATTTCATCCATCATTCCCAGATAGGTTTGGAGGAATTTCTTGGACAGGTTGGTTGTCCAATTCAGCCTCTCGTAGGGTTGATTTCGAATGCACATCATTCTTTCTTTTGGAAAAAGACACTGGTACAACCACTGAAGCATGGGAGCCAGTTAAAGTCAGATCTGCAGAAGAATGGACAGCGACAGTCCACGTAGATAATACTGCTGACACAACAAAAATAACATTCACGGCTGTTGATAGTTTGCATTTGTTTCAAAATGTTGGAATGGGTACTGTCGCAGGATCACCTACACATACAATTATTGATATTGATTATACATACTCTGAACCTGTTTGCACGTTACAATCCATATCTGGAGCAGCAAACTTGAGTGTTAGTTCAGGTGATACGATACATTTCTCGTCAAAGATAGGCACAATGATAACAGATCTAGGCTTTAGACACACTGACGAGATGGCTGTTGGAGATACGCAGCAAGTTAGAATAACAGTGTGGAATCCAAAGCCTGAAGATTTTGTTACTGCGAAAACAGTATCTGATTTTCCTTCGTTCGGCATGAGATATGATTTAGGTATTGATATTGATATTGCAGGTGGTAATGAGAGTGAAGACGGCGATTCATTATACACGCCTTACAACTATTTCTTTGCTGAAAAATCAGGCAGTGTTAATGCACCCGTTATTCCTAATACATATACTCATTTTTCACGAAACGTAATATCTGAAAGAAATAAACATTTATCACACTACTTTCAAAATGCGCAGCCTCTTTATATTAGATATACTGCAAAATTAAAACCTAGCGAGGTTTCGAGATTCAATACAGGTTCGGGTAATTATGAACCAACTTCCACCACCTTGACCTGGCGAGGCAATACAAGATTCCAGGGTAGCCCGACAGTAATGCGAACTATTAAAGTCGGTGATATTTTGCTATTTGCTGACCGCCTTGCGCCGAATACAATTGCAGGCACCTTAGGACCGGGAGGTGATCATTATTTTTTACAAGTTGCATCAACAAATAACGAAGATACTTTATTTGTCGAACCATTTAAATTTTCAAACCAAGGTACAAATGAATCTCCAAATACTATTATAGGCGGCGCTTACAGCAATTCGGTTAATGCACCAATAAGATTTTATGTTATTGATAGTAAAGGTCTTATAGGCATATATAATCAAACAAGTGCTGACGGTGCTGATTCCACTGCAACCAGACAACATGTGTTGCGCAGAGTGAAAAATAGTGATTATCAAGATAGTGGCTTATCAACATCAGATTATTTTGCCACTGATGTTCGTGCAGGTGACTTATTTGTAAACCTTTCGGTTTTGAGGCAAACCGATGGGACTCCTGTACAGACACAGGCGAAGTGGTTTGATAAAATAACAGAGGTTTCGACTACCAATTCCGGTATAAATATTACGACTACTCCGTTTAATACTGGGAGCAATTCGCCTAGCATGAGCCGATCACGATCAGTGAATGGGTATGGGTTAATATATGCGCATAGAGGATTAAGCGACCAATCAACTGCTACTGAATGTGTTGGTGTTGTAGGTGCAGAAGTTGCCAATCAGGTTACTAACAGCGCAAATGTTCCTTTGACTTTCATTCCTGAGGGACTTCAGACAGGAATGAAAGTTTATTTTGCAGGGATAGATATTAATAACCCAATTATTCCTGACGGAACAACGATTCAAAGTATAACTGGAAATACTGTAGTTTTAAGCACAACAGTTTCTTTGAACCAATCTGTCACTATTGTGTTTGCTCCTTCAGTATCAGCAACCAACAAAGAAGGTTGTATCATGCCTTTAAATACTGCGCCGCCATTTGCAGGTACTGATGATGGATTAGAGACAACAGGAACAGCACCGCATTTAGTTGTTGGCGGCGAGTTTGCAATTTCAGGAATAAAATTCGAGGATGCGACATCCGTAGAAGTGACGCCATCAACCGATGATGCTGATGGAGGGTTATTACTTAAAACACCTGATGGAACTAAGTATTGGGCACTTACAGATTAATTAGGGTCTTCGAATAAACTTTCGTTACTCGTCAACAACAAATAATAATCTTCTCCGTTGACCGTAATTTTTGCTTTGTGTGTCCAATTAGATGCAGCATCAACAGGAACATTGTTCAGTATTGTTCGGGTTGATTGATTAGCGCCTGAAGTTGTAGTGACTAATATTTTTGGACTCTCTTTCCAAATCAAATTTAATACTCTTGCTGATTGATTCGAAACACCTGTTTTAATCACTGCTCTAGAAGTATTGTCCGACCCTGTGAAACTATTATCTTCCACCCAAGGATTTCTTGTATCACTGAATGCTCTTAATACTTGCGGAGGCTCGCCGCCATAAATGAATAACCCAGGCATAATATCATTATTCGCAAATGAATTTGCTTCAGTGGGCAATGGAATATTATTAGGATTTACAATATGAACGGGCCCGCCAAATTCAATTAATCTATCGAATGCATTTGACTTATATGAAACCAAATTTCTCGATTTTTTATACAGCAAAGTGTCTAACGAATTTTCGACCTGAGTAGCAAATTCACTTGCGGTTGTTGACTTCAAAAAGGTTACTTCAAAACTCTGATCTCTTTCTGCATTTAACCCTTCTTCATTTTCCTGATTGTTCCAGGTATTGATAATTCCGCCAGTTCCATCATTTAGCGTGACCCTATCTTTTGAAAAGTTGGTGATATTTTCGAAATATACTGGCTCGGGACGAAAGAATTTTTTAACTTCAAGATCATAAAAAGATGACCAATTGCGAACAGGACCTTTAGTGCCCCCAGAATATTCATATAATCTAAACCTGTCTACTCCATTACTGTCACCTACAATATGATATACTCGTTGACTTGAACTGTTAAGCGTATACAATATTGTATCATTTGAATACGGAACTCTGCCTAATGCTGTTTTCGGTATAACGACATAAGTAAACGTAGAATCAGGAATGCCTGTTGTATAAAAAACTTCATCATTTTCAGCAAATTCATTTGCGCTAGCAGTATATGCATCGGCGCCATAATCAAACTCATCCTCAAAAGATAAATTACCTGCAAAAAGTCTAATGTCATCAGCAATACCTACGCCGCCAAGGTTATTGAGAATACCTGCCGCCGATGCGGGATCTTGTGATTCCAGTAAATTGTTATCTCGTGCAAAACCTAATGCCATTTTAGTACCTTATTATGGATTAACACTTATTGTCCAACCCTTACCTTTCAAAAAGTCAATGATTGCTTCAGTGTCTCCATCTGCGTTTAGTCGAGTCAAAGTGACCCTTGAGTTACCTGTTAAAGTTATGTTTACGCCGCCTCTGTTTCTTAAATCGTAATTTGATTTCATGTCCTGTAATAGACGTTTAGCAGAACCCAAGAATAAATCGTTGTTTGCCACGTTTAAAGTATTAATATATTTATTAGAACTAAGAGACCCTGACTGATATGTCGTTAATAAATTATTGCTGAGATTGACTTTAGATAGCCTAGGCGATAATGACAAATCAGGCATAAATCCTACCATTGCATTGTTACTTGCATTTAAATTCCATGCTCTGGGACAATCGATAGTTGAAATTGCAGTGAACTCATTATTTTGCACTTGTATATTTCTGACATTATTGTTCTTTAAAGCAAATGTGCCTGTCAACTTATTGTCGTGCAAAGTGAGCTCTCTTAACGAATCAGAATTTTCCCAATCAGGCATAACACCAGACAATTGCGTTGATGTTATACTGAATTCTTGAATTGCAGTTAGGAAAGATATATTTGGCATTTTTCCTCTGATATTAGTCCCAGTTGTTTTATCTCTTCCCTGTCCTGTCAAGGAGAATTCTATTAAAGATCCGCCACAAGGTTCGAAAGTTTTTGATGTTTCCTGGCGCTCTGAATTGGTAGCAGATGCAACAAGAATTCTCCTTACAGGTCTTACATTATATATTGCTCCTTTCTGCGCTTCAACTTGCTCACCCGTTTTAAAACTTTGTGCCATACCACTAACAAGGGCATTTCCGTTGACTTGTTGCTGTTTTGGATTAGGTCCTTCAGTGGATGACCAATATATTCCGCCTTGACTCTTGATATTGAAACTGTTAATCTTATAATCTTGATTAGTTGATACTATTTTAAATACAACATCCGTATTGCCGGTCAGGGTTATAGGTAAAAGTGCTGAAAAGGTTGTTGTTACGGCTGTACTTGATTGACTAATATGAAACACAGTATTCGTAACTACCCCTAATTCCTGTGCTTGGCGAGGAGATTCTGCAATGATGTCAATATCGCCATATTTTCCTGGTGAGCTACTTGTACCTGCAGGCAGAGGATTTGCCGACCCTCCACTAACATTGCTTCCAGTAGTTGCTGCCGTAAATGTGCTATTTAAGCTATACGACTCCCCAGTAGTTCCAGCAATTATATTCCATTGAGGGTCGCCGCCGTTACCTAAATCTGTAATAGCGTAATCTCTTCCTACAACAAAAGAACCTGAAGGAACTTGAGCATCTCTAACATAAGCAACAGTACACGAAACTTCATATGTACCCTGAGGCAATGATATCGGATCAGTTTCTAATGTTGTTCCTACACTGGGAACGCCTCCATCATTTGCTATGGCAACAGTTAATTTGTTCGATCCGCCAGTAAGAATAGTCGGATTACCTGATGCTGTAAATCCAAAAGAAGGTGATGATGATGATGTAGCGGTGAAATTAGGGTTTACAAAATAATTTACATCACCATTGGTGCCATTGTGATTATTTGATGTCCTAAACGCCTCTGACCCAGTATTCTTAAATGCGGCAGGTGTCGAGACATTTGAAGGCACAGAGGAAGTATATGCACCCTGCGATAAAGTAGGCACTGAAAAATTATTTGATTCAGGTGCTGTGATGTCATTACTAGAACTTGTTGGTTTCAGGTTTCGATACATTAATTCAAGTTCATCTCTAGCAGGCAAATACCAATCACTTTTGCCGCCAGGAGATGTCGCATTAAGATCGACAATGTATTTTGTAGCTGCATAATCAGTACTATTCGCACCACCGTGTTCGTCAGTCGTATTTGTTACGCCGTCATTTGTTGACGGTGATCCTTGCGCACCTGTGCCGGAGCCAGTAAACCTAGGCAAAAATTCTTCGTATTGTTTATCAGCAACAACAAGATGATATTGCTCTTGAGAATTGTTCTTTAATGTTCCTGCGTAATATCCTCCGCCGTACTCTGATCCTATTCCCCCGGTAGGTTCATCAGCAATCACCTCTTGAAAGTCGTTGCCAAAGAAGTTTGCTTGTCCTGGTTGACTATCATGGTTGCCGCCGCTTAATTTAAATACCTTTAACTGTTCTGTCCCGCTAAATGTCCCAGGAGTCATTTTTCCAGTAAGGCGTGTATTCTGAAAATAAATGTTTGACAACTCCGGCAATCCGATAAATAATGTGGCAGTATTTGCTGTTACATATGAATTTTGAAAGTGTAAATATTTTAACTTGTTGCAGCCAGTAAAGTATCCGTCAATTCCCCCTGACGGATTTGCACGACTGTAATTATTGTAATGCCAATAATATGTTAAATTTTGTTTACCCGATACGTTAATTACTTCTAAATTATTGTACCCTGCTTGAATTTTTATTATTGAATCAGGTACAGTAACTACTTGCCCCGGGGTCCCATTAGAAGATAGTTGGGAATACATATAATTGCCGTAAATATATAAGTATTTAAGGTTATTGGGTTGTCCTTGAACTTTGCCGTCCATACTGTATGAGTTATGCGTAACTTCGTGATGCAAGTACTGATACTGTTGACGATAAATTTCATATAATTCAATATTATTGCCGTTAACTTTAGGTGAGCAGGCATTGCCAGATTCTCTAACTCCTAACATTCTTCTTGTTCTTTTGCTGTACCAATCCCAAGCGTCAAAGTAAAAGTTCTTTAATTTTGACGGTTCAAGGGAACCTGTTCCGCTCGCCTTAAGTTGCCGGATATCTATAGGAGTCTCATCCGAAAAGGTGCATCTGGTAACAAGCGATGTCACGGAAGATGGCATATAATCTGTTAATTGCTGCTGTGCAGTTTTATCTGATCTTGAAAAATCGTTATTAGTTTGATATATAGTAATAAGTTTACCGTTTGTGTTACTTGAAACATTGCCTCCAGATATATCAAAGAAATCGGGCATTTCGTAAAAATCGTTTGCAGCAATGTTAATATATGACAAATTTTTCATTTCAACCTTCGGAAACTCATTTACTCTTAATGCTCTTCGGGATGAAGTATCCCACAAATCTAGTCGTGAAATATCGTTAGGATTTTTAAAGATATCTATATGCGTTTCAGCAAATGTTACACCCGGATTATAGAAAAAAGTTTTTGTTGCAGTGCCAGCTGACCCACTTATTGCGACCTCCCTACCTATAGAACCTTCGGCCATTGCAGTATTAGTAAACAGTATTGATGGCGGAATATTTTTTGTTGCATTCGTACTATCAACTCTTATCCTCGCCTTATTAAATACTCCAATAATCCTAAATGGAATGTTTCTCATCGCAAAGAATTGTTTATTTGTGCCGTTTATGTTTACGGTTACTTTATGTGTAGGAACTTCAGCGAGAAATCTTTTTGCAGTCAACTCTCCTGTGAATAGTATATTCTCGGCTTGAAGAACTGACTCGCCACCTGAACCAGTGATTACGGTATCAGCGCCATAAAATATAGGATCTGATGCAGCAAAAGGAGGTAGTTGCGACCATGAAGAAACACGACTTGTGGATATATCCGCACTTTTGTGTCCTGGGACAGACGTAGAATAATCAACATAGTTGTATTTTATTGCGCCTGCTCGAAGTTGATGATCTATTCTCAGATTAAAATTAGTTTCTCTTTCAATGCCGCCTAGTAATAAAGCATCGTTGCCGACAGCTATACTAGATTGATAGTTTGAATAGTTTTCTTTTTCCTGGTCAATGTCAAGACCTGACAGATTATGCAATTGCGCTGTTGTCAAATCATAATTCTGAATGCCACGAATGTGATCTAAATCAAGTCTATTTAACCCGATGTTTCTTAATGACTCAGATTGATTTTCTACATCACTAAGATAATTACCGACATTTAATCCTGTGTAAATTGCCATTATTGCTCCTTACACGTTAGCGTCATTTGAACTGATGCCGTATCTGACTCAGCAACGGGTGTCACTTTAAAATAATACGCTTCATTATTAAACAATCCGGGAGTTATTACTGCCCTGTCGATGTCAAATATATTTTGTAATCCGAATTTCACAGCTTCATCTTCTCCGATATAAAATGAATATATGTTTTCGCCTGGCGCTAAAGGCAAATCAGTTTGAGTATCAAACCTTATCCCTGATAAATTATCTTCAGATAAAAAGTTTGACGGCGCTTGATCTGCAGTTGTTTGTACGTCTTTGACGATGACAATATTCGATGTTTCATTACCTTCAACATTAAATTCACTACTAGATCTTCCAGGACCTTCAAATTGTGCATCTATCTGACTCTGTTCAACGGACTTCGAGAAATTGCCTTGTGAATCTAATCCTGTTGCATCCACTTGTCCTATAGTGCCTAAAAAGTTAGGGACATGTGTGTTTCTGGTTGTTGAAGATATTTCTTCAACAATAATATTATTTATTCGAGCGTTAGACTTCATTGCAACAAACAAGTAAAGAGGTTGAACATCAAACCGAAAAACTTCTGCAACCGTGAAATCTCTTGAACTATCAGCTATTGAAATTTTATTATCATCCTCAAGGGTTACGACCTTTGCATCTATTGCTGATGTCGATGAAAAATCAAAATCTGGGGTTTCAGTAGTACGCTTTGCTATATATGCAGTAAATATTCTTGATCCGTCAACAAGTTCAATAGAAGGTTTAGTTACGAACACATACCCCGTACCCACGCCGCCAACACCCACTTCCGCTTCTCCTAAAGTGTTGCCTGATACCGGAGGAAAGGTTGATCCGAATCTTATTCTTTGATCCCAGGTAATTTCATCTACTTCACTTGAAGGTTCAGCAGGTTGATCGATACCTTGAATAGCATACGGTATTGTTTGAACAGTTACTTGTATGCAGGAAGCGAGACCATATCTGCCAGAGAATGGGCGTTCTACGCCCTCAATACGATAATCCTGTTCAAACCTTGTGCCTTCCGTGACATCAGCTTCACGTAAATCAGCAAGCGATGAAGCCGATCTTAGATGAGTACTTGATGACCATTCAACATGTAATTGTTTGTTTATGTCAAAATATTCACCTGAGTCGAAAACTGAAGTGGCTTGTTCTTCGCCTTCGCCTTCGCCTTCACCGCCTTCTTCGCCATCACCTTCACTTTGTATGACAGGGGGATCATACGGATACACTTTTTTATTTGTACCAAATGTCAGAACTCCTACTGAATCATCACCTTCAGTGCTAGTAGAAGGAGCATCACCCGTCACACCAATTGCAAAATCTGCTGCAAGTCTGTGCGCACTAAATCTGGGGTCTCGATTATAAGGATTCAAAAAATGAATTTTAAATCTATTTGCGTATATTGGCGTATCAGAAGCAACAATACTCCTATACGAGGTCAGTTTTGCGGGAAATAGATTTGTATCCAAGCCCGAATTAATTTGAACAACATCGGAGTCGGCAAAGCCATTCAAAAATGCCCTTTCGCCGAAATCATTTTGTACCAACTCGCAATTTGAACCATCTCTTCTTACAAGATCAGCTGAATCAGTAACTCCTTCTCGTAGACTTAAATACGTATTCGGCAGCCCCTGCCCTATAAGTTTGCCGAAATTATCAAGTAGTGTTAATGGGGTAGGCGCCTGAGTATAAGGTAGTGTTGTGTCAGCAGGATCTTTAAACTCTAATACATTTCTATTTGTAAAAGTAACAGCGACATCTTTTTCAAATCTTTGTTTTGAACATAAACTGACCGATTTAGTGCCGTGATGCCCGTCAGGACTAACTTTGACTTTAAATATATCAACCCTTACATTTTTATCTGCTATAGCAGAAAGTGTCATGGGATAAATCTTTTTATTGTTTAGTGTGCCTTCATAAGCAGCAAACGATGGATCGTATCCGAAAGAATTTAAAATTTTTGTTTTTGGGTGCATTGCAATAATTGATCCTACGGGTACAGGTTCACCGGGCGATCTGGTGAACGTCCGAGTATCTCCGGTTACTGCGCTCAAAGTAATATTGCCTTCATCGCCTCCATCGATATAGTACGATGATCCGTATTTGTAAACAAATGATGGCTCAACAAGGTTAGAAGTATTTTTGTTGAATACAACATATCTAAATTTAAAATCTGCTGCTTGCAATGCAGGTGTTGTCAGTTTATTCTCAATCACCCACGTATGCAAAAGAACCCATCGTGCTTCACCACTTCCTGCAGGAACATATGCATAAAACTTTGCGCCGATTGCGCCATACCATGAAAATTCAATTTTGTACATTGTCACAGTTTCTAAATTGGCAATGTGACCTGAAGGACCTGTGCCGTTTAAAGGATCGCCATTCCACTTAGATCTTGGCACTCTTACTTCAAACATCTCAGATGATTTGTCACGACCAGGTGGCAGTTGAGGCTCTGCTCTTTCGCCAGCAGAATTTTCATCCATTTCAACTTGTGGTTTTCTGTAATCATTGGCAGGCTGCAAGTTCATTCCTGCAGGATCTTCAAGAACCGAATCAGGAATCCTTTGTGTTGATCTTCTTACGATATTCCATTGTGACCCTGTAACCTGCATCATATATTGATCGGTGTCATTGGAGCAACCCCATTCTATTTTATCAGATTGCTCTCTAGGATTGTTTTTCATGCGTAAACCAAACGTAAACCCTGAAACACGACCTGGCTGATATCTAAAGGTTTGTTTACTTTCTAATACACCTACAGAAGTATTATTTTCGTCTCCGCCAGGTCTAGTGAAATCGCCTCGAGTATAATTTTGTATTGCTATATACTCTCCTACATCAGGAATCAAAGCGCCGCCAATTGACGGATTTTTGAAATTATAGTTTATTGTTGTTCGTCTAGGGACATCATAAACAGGATAAGGAGGGTATACGTCCTCATCGTTTCGCATCAAAAAATAGAATAGCGTCCATCTTTCGACTTGATTCATTGATTCTTGGAAACTAAAACCGTTTTGTTCATAGATGATATTTCGCATATCGCCTTCATTCGCCCACCCGCCAGTATCAGCAGTTATTGGCTGCCAACTAGTTTTAGTGATGGGCAATACCTCGAAATTAGAATCCACAAACTCTAGGCTTCGGCCAATAAAATTATCATTAGCAAATTTCGGATTAACGTCTATCCAGATTTCATATAACCATCTGCCTAGTGCGATGAACCTTAAATATTTACCGAATTGACTTGATGGGGCAGGTATTTCAGAAACACCAGAAGGATGCGTGGGCCATCGGTACTGCGTAGGAAATGATTTTAGATATAGCGCTTGCTCACTTGTTTCTTCGTGAAATTCAGCAGGTCCTCGCTTACCGAAAATGGGATGCTTTCTATTATACCATTGATAAGGAACTCTTCCATGTCCTACTGTATAATAATTCCAATTATCTCTTGCAAGGCCATATGTCGAAACGTCTGCGAATAAACTTAACTGCTCTTCGGCACGATCGACACCAAGAAGTGTGCTACTTACTTCAGATGCGCCCGCAAAAACTTCTGTGACAGCCAAAGCTTCTTTCTTTCCTTTATTGCCGACAACTGCAGGCAAAGAATTTGAAGAAACAGTGAATGCAAGGTTTCTAGCACTTTCTTGAGTAACAAGAGGGTTGCCCGCTGCGTCTGTCAGCGGAACACCCTTAATGTCTACTAATTGGTGGAAGGATTTTGTTAAAGGTGCAGGTACCTTATCAAATCCGATCTTTACCTGTCTTGGCATCTATTGTTCTTCCCATGTCAATCCTATTGCAATTTCTGCTTTTTCATTAACCGCTCTGTCAGCATCTATCGCAAAATACAATGTTTCCGGTATATTTGTTAGTGGGTAAGATAGATATTCTTTGTTATAATCAAAATACGTATCAAGATCCACTTGTTCTGTCCCTGTAGGCTGTAAATATAGTGTTGCTACATTCGCTCCTGTATCTGGTATAGGAACAACAACATTATTAAGCGCTTTAACAGATGTTAGCTGATCAGCCAACGGAGTTTCTGATACAGTTTCTGATGTAATTTCATCTAATGTTCCATTGTCTGCTGTGGCCCGAGCAAATCTTAAATCTTTCAAAAACTTTCCGCCGTCATTCAATTTTACAACACCATTAAATGATTGCAATACTTCGAAATAATATTCATTTGTTTTCTTATATAATCTTCCGAAAATGGTTTCAGCATCAACATCAGATATATTGCCTTGGAACCATCCAAATATTTCTTCGCCATTTTGGAGATACGGTACGCCACTCGCACCACCCGTTTCATTAACAACTAAAGGAAGATTATTTGGCGATACTGTATATTCGCCATTTATTGCCAAGTCAACATTAGTGCCCGTTTGTGTTAGCGTTTGGAATACAGGGGTGCGCTTCATCTGTAATCTTACCGGGAATGAACCGAGGTTTGCTGTTGACATCTTAGTAGGATAAACCTGAACACGGTTACGAACAGGATTACCTTCAATTGTGCTAAAGATCACATCCTTAGTTTCCAATCCGTAAACAAGGTCGCCACGATCAGGTATTAATGTTAACCCTGTACCTTGTGGTTGCTTGTTTAAATACACTTTGTTGTTTGCGTCATCGACCCAAACAACTTTGATGCCCGTATCGACAGGATTATTTGTTTTAACTTGCGCAGCTATAAAGTATACAAGATTTGGGAAAGCGGTGCCACCTGGTGTGCTACTTGGCATTGTGACTACACCAGCGCCTGTTGCGCCACCGTTTGCAGCAGAATTAACTTCCCATTTTTTACCATACCCTTTAACAACATCATTGTTATTATGGCTGTATAGGCGAACAGTACCTCGGTCACCGCCATCAATATAATACGAAGCACCATACTTAACAATGTGATGACTTTGAGATGTTCCGTATGTGTGTGTCTTAGTTTCGCCATCACCTAATGTGTCATCTGAACCGCCGCCCCATACATTGTATGTGATTGGCAATGTTGCGTTACCGAGAGATGCAATCTTCAGCTGATTCGATGCTCTTAGGTGATGTACTCGTACCCATCGTGCTTCACCGTTACCGATTGGAACATAAGCGAGGAACAATGCACCTACCGCACCATACCACGAGAACTCAATTTTAAGCATCGTTACCTTTGTGAAGTCGAAATCGTATTCAGATATAGCATCAACCCATATGCCATCCTCATCAAGAACTTCCATGCCAGGTCGAGCAATACCTGATGCACCTGTCGCCAAATCACTGTATAATCTTTTAGACGTTTGTCCGTCTAATTTATCGTGACTAAAGCGTGAACGAGGAATACGATACTCATAAACACCCCAGAATTCTGGTTTAACATTATTTTTAATCCAGTTAATGTATTCAGGGTTAAAGTTTATATCATCGTATTGCTGTCGTATTGATGATGTACCTGCACTATTTGAAGGATCAACTGAAGTATCAATGTGACCGATGTAGTTTGCAGTTGTATCTGATAATTGTGTTGATGATGAATATCTGTACGGCCATTGAATGCCTATAGGGAATGGATCATCCGCTTCTGTATATCTAGTCGTTACATTTGCGCCATCAAGATCCTGAATGGTTTTATCAGCACGTTGATCGTTAGGTAATCTGTAGTATGCAGGATTATAAGTTTGATCGCCGATAAATGGCACGACCAACTCAACGTAAATATTGTCAGGTATCAATCCATTGGAGGCAGGGGCTCTATACGCATAGATGTCATTACCGTCTTGATCCCGCAAATTAAATTCAGTTCCTATAGGACCATATACACGACTTACGGTATAAATTTTATTATATTTTGATTCAACAACATTAACATTCACGCCGCCCAGCGAAACTGATGAATTTGCATCACTTATTTTTGTTTGATTATCTGTGGTGACGACACGAACTTTTTGACCAAATGTAACTACACCTTTTGTAATTTTAAATCTTGTTGGTTGACTTGCAACAGGCGCCTCAGAAATGTGAGCTTTGATCTGTTCAACTTCTTTTAACAAGTTAGGATCGTTGACGGCAGCATGTGTCATCATCAACCCATCACGGAATACGACAAGGTTACCTGCAAACCCACGCTTACCTAATTCAGCACCTGAAGTCACTTCTTCTGCGAAGTTGTCAATAATTATTTTTGTCAATCCTGAATTTAGGCCGTCACCCAAATCGATCAATTCTTGACTTACGCTTCCTAATCTTAACGCTGAGTCATTAAGGTCTGTTGTAATCCAATCTCTTAGGTGTTTGTGTTTTGCAACTTCTTGTGGAATGCCTTGTTCAGTTTGCGTGTAAATTGATAAACCCGAACCTCTATAATACATAGAAGCATTATAAAGTGTTTCAGCATTACCGCCACCGATCAAGTCATTCTTATAACCGTTGATTACGTATTCGAGATCTCGAGCACACTTATACTTAATGTTTTGATAATATTCATTTAACGCAAGCGCTGAATTTGCATCTAGAGTAATATCGCTTACTGAGTTTGGCAAATCAGCAGCTGGTATTACGTCTGCTGCAGCATAAGGATAATATTGCCCAGTGCTAGAATCAGATGATAATTCGTATCCAACTAAAGCAGAGAAATCACCCACAGGCATAAATGCAGCATTGATTGAGTTTATTTGGAAATCATATGACTGGTATCCGCCAAGTTTATTGTCAACATTGGAGGCGTCATATGCAAAAGAAGTAACAAAGTATGACCAATAATGCACTCTTGTATCAAACAAGGTTTCAACTCGAGACTTATCACCGAACTGCATATTGGCTGTATTGGTATAAACTTGGGATGCTGTAATTCTAGCACCATTATTATCATTAGTGTTGCCGAGATTAGGTTGACCGAAGAATCCTATAGTAATATCTATTAATGCAGTAAGTTTAGCTTTTGCAGCTGTCTGACTAGCATATGACCTTACGCCAGCGCTAGTATTATGAATTGAATTAGTGCCTGTAGCGGCTCCAGCTGATACAACAGAATTAGCTGCTTCATTTCTGATCAGCGCTCTTAATTCTGTGTAAAGATCTTCTTCTCTGGCTGCAGTCGATAATACTGCTGTCGTATAGTTTTTAGTATTGATTCGTGTATGAGCATCGCCGCCCCATTCCATATCCATGGCAAACATGTTCATCCAGAAAGCTGCATCACGATGACACTTATCTTTGTATACTTCTTTTGCATCTGTAGACAAACTATTATAATATGTCTGGAATGCGCCGGCAGTAGTAATCAAATTATTGAATGCTGCTTCACCGAGAGTAATACTATCATGCAATAATTCGTTTCTTTCACGAACGAAATATTTGCCTTCTATTTTAGTGCCTTCTTTACCTGTAGCACGATAATCATCTGTTTGATTAAACGGAGTAAATGTGTCTCCTGCGTTAGTATTGCCTGTAGGTTTACGTAAAATTTCAGTTGTTAAACCGAAAGGTGAACCCGGAAACTTAAGCAATGATTGCGTTCTGCGAACAACAGAGAAGTTATCGCCTTGACCTGATTGTTTCGATTCCCAATAATATCCATCGAAATTGTCAAAGATACCGTACTTACGAATAACAGGATTTGTAGCATAGTGACTATTGTTTACAGAGGTTTTAACACCAAAGGTTGCTGCAGATACACGACCTGGTTGGTATCTGAAAAATCTTTTCGAAGTCAGAACTGCTGCTTTATCACGAGGTGCTTCTACTAATGCACCTGCTTCGGTAGGCAAATGTTTAATGCCGAACCCGTTACCAAGCGCATCTCTATTATAATATTGAGGACTTGATGACCACTCTGTCGGGTTCACATCGTATGTATTAACATCAGCAAAAATGCCAAGAGCAACCTCTGATCTAGGAATACCTAGAAGCGATAGCGCAACCTCTGACTGAACTTTATTCTGTTCAATAACAGGAACAGCAGTTTGATCACTTGCAAGTACAACAGGAATAGATTTCGCTGATGGTTGTTGACCCGGAGCAACTGGCGTAGTTCTACCTACGTTAACTACTCTTGTGTTGTTGTTAATATTCGTTAAGCTAGACATATGTTATTTAATCCTTCCGGTTGCTATTACAAACGTGTTTTCTGCTAATAATATTCCACCATTACCACCACTTGCTTGTGCAGCGTTTGCTCCTGGCCATCGAATCTTAATCACCTTTTCTTCTTCTCCGGCACCAATATCTGTTATAATTCCGTACTCGCTAGTTGATCCACCTGTGTCAAAATTGTTATGTGAATTCATGCCGAGCTCTTGGGGTTTTACTTTTCTATCCACTACTAAGTATTTATAATCACGAACAGTGACGGTATAGAAATGATCGTTTCCTTCTTGGGACCATACTCCGGGATTACCTGCATTGTTGACAATCATTGCTGAACTAACATATTGTGTAATAGATGCTGACCAACCTATGCCTACGTGATCTGGGTCACCCGCAGTCATAGCAAAATCGCCATTGTCGTCACGATGATAAACATTTTTAGTTGCATCCTTCATCGATTCAATTGTATAAGGTTGATTTGCCAATTTCATTCTGCTAACTGTGTCAGCAGGTATTGTCCATTGGAATCCTCCTTTCGATGCAGGATTATCTGCCTCAACGCCTTGTGCAATTTGTAAGAATGAGTTACGTGTTAATGTATGCGCTGTGCCTGAAGCGCCTGTAGTGCCGCCGCTGAAGTCAAGTTGAGATGCCCCTGTTCCTGCGAGTGCATGTGAATAATTAGTAAATAATTCAATTTGCGTTGTATTGTGAGCATGTACAAAGTAACTAGCACCTTCAACTAACCCAGAACTTGTTTGCGGGATGCCACCTGTTCCTGCGCTATAATACACAACATCGCCAGTATTCAATCCATGCCCGGCCGATATGATTATTCTATCGTTAGTGGTATCATAGCTACCACTATTTGCGGCATTAAATGTTGCGACATATGTGTCAGCATTCATTCCTGTTGGCGGCCGCAAATCTTTAATCCAGATTGACTCTTCGCCAGCAACTGGTTCTTTCTTAATAGCAAACATTTTATATATGGGACCAGGAGTGCCTAAATCATACAGTTCGCCATTCTCTTGATATGTGTGCGGACCTGAATCAAAACCTTGTGGGCCGGATGCATGTAAACTTGATTCTGTTAAGTCAACATTAATCGAATCAAACTCAGAATTAAACGAATCTGGTTGAGGTAGGAATTCTCCTGCGGGACCTGTCAAAACATTAGGACTTGTAATCATAAATCGTGAACCGAATGCCAATAATCCTGAACCACAATTTGAAATAATGTTACCTTCAATAGCACCTTGATCAGTGATAGAACAGTCAACACTTCCTTTCGAAAAGTTTTCAAATCTGTTTGATGATATAGAAGTATTGCTACCCCCATCAGCGATTAGCGGCGAGTATACATGCCTGTCAGTTATTCCTGAATCAATGAACTCGCATCCGATGATTTTAAGGTTCACTGGATCGGTTGCAAATACTCCTCCGCCTATAGGCCTGCTCAATCGCACTTTATCAAGAAGAATACTGTTATTTGCTGAACCGAAATCAACAGCATAGTTTCTTGAAATATCTGTTCTATCATCATATGCTACTGAGTTGCCAGAGTTACCGTCAATATCAAACCCTACAAAACTCGTGTTCTGTAATTTAACACTTGCAGCCTTAATCATGCGTGCTGATGATGATATTGATGACCCTGTCCATCCTGACCAAGGAAGTTTTGTCAGTTTAGTATTATATGCATAACCAGCAATACTAAAATTACTTGGAACGGACAAAGATGAAACAACATAATTTTTAGGATTGAATTGAATTGCCTTTCTGCCTGTAGCAGAGTTTGTGTCTATAGCACCTTGAATTGCAGCAGTATCATCATGCGATATCCACACACCTGCCTCTTCACCCGCATCAGTAATAATATTGCCAGTCAATTTCACATCAATATATGTGCTTAAAGATGGATTAACATCGTTTTGATAAATGACACTATCAATAGTTGCATCTACCCACCCTTTGCCGCCATTGGAAGAAGGCAGTTCATGTGGCGTAAAATGTACTGTGTTTTCAGGAATGTAAGCATTAGTCGTTAAATTTTTGCCTGCATGAGTCAATAAATCATCTGTGAAATAATCAATCCAATAATTTTCTCTTAACTCCAGCGGTCCTAATACTGCAATTAACCTAGGTTCACCTTTAAGTTGCTCTGAAATAGTATTGACTTGCGATACTCTTCTGTAAATACATATGCCTCTTCCTGGCGTGATGCCTTGAGTCGGCACACCCAGTTCAAGATGTGAGAACGATAATTTAATAAAGTTTTCAACGCTAAATGATTCGAGGATTCTGTCTACATTACCTGTTAAATATTCTTCTTGCTCAGCAGCATTTAATTGCAATGCACTCACTACGCCAATATTTGTCGATATTTCTTCGATAATAGGAGATATTTTACCTGTAGTCATGTCCCATTCAGCAAAAGTATATGTGATGCGCTGAAAAGGATTTGTAACTTCAACCGGAGTTAATGTATGTGTTGCACCAGTTCCTGTATCGATTGATTTTGGGGTGTTTGATCCTGGTGTGTCAATCAGTTTTAAAGTTGTTGCAGTAGGAGAAAATACATAATACGTTGCACCTTCTATTAATCCGGTTATTGCGCCAGCACCGCCCGATGAATATATTACCTCTTGACCTAATGAAAAGTTATGATTAGCAATTGTTGTAATCGTATCTGTGCCAGGGGCTACACCTGTGACGGCATTGAAAGTAGGTGTTGCACCAACTGAATTGTCATCGTATGTCTCAAACCCTACAGTCTCGATTGATGCGATTGATGCATTGTTATCAATAGCATCAGCACTTGTAGAGCTATCGGCGCCGTAAATTCTAAGCGCTTTACCTTTTTGATATGATGCAAACCTTACTGCTTGTTGGCGTTTTTGATAGTTATTATTTACCCCAGGCAATCTGCCTTCTGCTTTAATTCTAATTGTAGATGTCTCGCCAGAGAATGTTGTTGTAGGTGCATAACCAACAGTGTCAGTATAACTGTCGTTGACATTTCCTTGATCGAATGTCACATTATATTTGTTAAAGTAGTTTGCAAAATATTGATCAAAATATTCTGTTACACGATCTTCGGTGAAATATTTGTTTACCCCTTCATCAAGGTTTGTTGTAGTAATGATAGCAGGTGGATTATTAACACCTCCTTCTTTTTTCTGAAAAATAATTTTATTATCAGAAGGTCTGATTTTAAGAAACCCGCCTACTTTGCTTGTGCCTTCTTCGAATTGACTATTGTCAAAATCATCTAAATCAGTTTTCTCTATAGGTTTATTTTGCAGGTTGCCATAATCGAGGTAGTGTGATCCGTGCTGTCCATCAAGCAAATCTGAATTGAGACCTGAATTGTTACCATTCAACGCTGACTTTAAGTTTGCGAGGTTGGTCGGATCGCTAAATGTTTCAGCATCTACGATAAGATTTTTTAATGTTGCAAAACTAACCGACTGCGATACGTTTGTGCTATCAATCGTTACCGCAAATAGATCATCTGCACTAAGCGTATTTGCTGTCGGTAAATCGGTAAATTTTATTGCCATTTGGAATTGCCTTTCCTGTTAGTATACTGTTTATTTATATTTAACCTATCGAGATGGTTTTCGCAGCACCTCTAGAGGTGCCAAAGGGGTTTGAAGTGAGATTCCATTTCCACCTGCGCACAGGAAACAACAAATTCGCATTCTCGAATGTTGCATCAGATCTGTTATAGGTGATTCCGCCTATTTGGAGGTTTTCCCAACCACCATTGTATAGGTGGCTAATTACGTCAACTCCCCATAGTTCAAAGGTTAGTATCATGTCACTGCCATCAGTATAACCTTCTGCTTTTATATGAACTATATACTCATTGCCATTGTCAGCATCTATTTCATCTCTATTCGGCAGATCACCATAAGGACTTTCTACAGTATCGGGTCGTCCGTAGGAGTTAGGAGCAAGCGAAAACGATCCATACCCTGCTTCAAATCGGGTTTTAGGATCACCGGTGCGCTGGAATGTATTATACCCAGTAGTCATTATTCCTGTGTAGACGTCAGTTTGCCCAGCGATAACAATACGTCCGTGAGTTTTGTTTTTCGGCACAGTTGATGCACCATTAGTAATAAGATGTTCTGCTTTATTAACTTCAATTGCAAATCCACCTCTTCCGCCGTATGCTTTATAACTGGTAGCAGTGCTACTATTAGGTCCTGACCAGTGAATCCCAACAGCATCGCCACCTCTTGATCCGAAGTCGCCGCCTCCTGCGCCTCCACCATAAATATGCTGGTAAGTTCGTCTTAGATCACCTGCAGTACCAGTAATTCCTGGGAAAGTCGGCGCCACTAAAAGTGAATACCCAATCCCTGCCTCTCCGCCCGCTGGTGATTTGGTGCACCCTCCATACCCGCCAATACTTAAATCGGTATAACTAGCATGCATTCTACGTTCGCCATTACCATTTGACGGAATTGCTGTTGGGTAAGACAAATTAGTTGAACCAGGATTGCCTTTTACTGATCCGTTTGCGCCAGAACTTACAGTTATTCCACTAACATTATTATTATTAGGCGCCGGCCAACCGTTGCGAGTGGTTGTGCTATTATTTGGGAAAAACATTCTAACTATTCCCTGATCAAATTTCTTAACTGGATAATATAAATATTTGTGTACGTCACCTGCAGAACTTGTATTGTTACTTTTAGTGAATCCGCCGCCATGATAATAAGGTGGGTTACTAGGATTGCCGTTACCTGCTCGAAAACCAATAAGATCATAGTTAGTTTGATTCGGTTGCATTGGTGGGGCACCATCATCTGTGAAATCTACACGCTCATACCATATCCATGAACGAGTCACCTCAGCATCTTGTAATTGTCTTGTCCCAGTAAAAGTCTGCGCTAAGCGCATTCCGTACCGGTATGCACCTACGCCATAATTGTCTTGCGCTTCTAATCCAATAGCCTTTAGGTTTCTAATATTGCCTGAGTAATCAGAATAAATTACTTTGCCTTCTTCGACAATAGCGTAATACCCGCCGCCAGTGCCGTCAATATGTTCAATAATCCATCCATTGGTGAACCCTTCTGGCACATTCTGGACAAATCGGGGATCTTCTCTAGTAAAGAAGTCGTTTGTTTCGTGAATATAATCTGGTTTTGTGTAGGGTAGATTTACTCCATGCCATTGAGGATTTGTTTTCAAAATCAACGACCCGCCAGCACCTGCGCCGCCGAACTGTTGTCGGGCTCGCACTACTTCGTTTATTTCTTTATAGCCTGTAGTGGTCACTCGAGCGGAATTAGTTGACATAGCTCTTCGATCCGCATCCCATCCACTAACATGTCGAGAACTATAACCACTTTCTCTGTCTGCCCACAAACTGGTTTGGCCATAATACGCATCATCTACAAAGCGATCAACTAATTCATCGAGTCCTTCTAACCTATCCCAGTACGGTGAGTTACCGAGGTAATAACTTATATGATTTGTTAGTCCATTAGGTGTAAACCCAGTAGTAGCAGTATTTGAAGCATTGTAAGGATATGCAGATTTACTCACTATCTGACTATCATACCTTGCGGCACCACCTAAGCTTCTTCCTGCACCGCCACCGCCGCCAGCACCGACAACTTTGCCGTCACTGAAGCGATAATAACCCGCAGCTCCGCCACCGCCGCCGCCGCAAATAGCATACTCTGACTCACTAGATACAGAGAGGACAAACTCTCCATCATGATTAACTCTTAATCCGGTTGACCCATCTTTGCCGCTTCTTGAGGCGGAAGCACCATCATAATCACCATCGCCTCCATTACCGCCTCCTCCGACAATCCTTCCCCCTAAATTCAAAATTATCTTAATATCAGAGGATATTCCGTCAATATCAAATGCTGGGCGAGTACTGTCTGGACTATACACAATTGTACCCGCAGGGATAATGAATTCAACGATTTTTACTGAACTTCTTTTATCTTGATAAATGCCGCTATTTTCTAGTAAATTCTTTGCAGTAACTAATGGAATGAATTTTTCCCTGTCGATATTAGATCCGGGATAATCTAGTAGGAAGTCGTTATCAGCAGTATCCATATTAGACAAACTATGATCTTTTGTTACTGTGATGTATAGTTTCCCGATTGAAGAATCAAAACTATAACCATCTAATTCTTTTTTTGTGCCATAAAGATCAGAGAATGAAATGGGTTGTCCCGTTTTAGGTATGAATGAATTTTCTGTATTGCGAGTTTTTACTCTATATTTGCCAGTTGTAGCATTTCCAGTTCCTTCAACATGAACAGTATCAATAACTACTTCTCTTTCAAGATCATCATATCTTTCATCAGTGAAAATGCCGGATCCGCCAGGCTGGATGTTGACTACACCAAAGTCAAAAATAGCACCGTCCAGAACAGGTTCAGCTCTTACAATCATTTTATTATTTGGATCGCCAGGATCTTTTATTGCATAAAGACCAGCACTATAATTATTATTGAAACCCATATCAAAATCACTAGATTGCACAAAACCCTCATTACGATAATATTCTTTTAATGAAGGATCTGAATCCCCGCCATGCTCGGTTTTAATCTCGGACATACTAAGGGCACTATCGGCACGGCCGTCGCTGTCTGCATCTCGATATGTTTTAATAGGCATTAGAGGTTCCTTTAATTACCTTTGAGGTCATCAACCTGCTGTTTCAATTCTTTAATTGCTTCAATAAGTAACGCAATTGTGTTATCATACCTAACTGCCATTTTGCCTTCTTCAGTTTCATACACTGCTTCTGGTAACACTTGTTGTAACTCTTGAGCAATGACACCAGGAACTCGTCCTTTTTCAGGAGCATCAATATAGTTAAATGTATATCCGCCAATCGAATTAACTTTGTCAAGAGCATTTTCAATAGGCTCAATGTTTTCTTTTAGCGATCTATCTGAAAGAGTAGCGAATGCTGTAATGTCACCTGATGCTGATAGGTTTCCGTTTGTCGTATTAAATTCGAACCTAGTATTGCCGCTATGATCCTCAAAATCAATTTGATTCAATGCCTGCAACAATATCCTACCTTTTGGATCCTGAGTTCCTTGTCCCGGACTTCCTAGAGCTTCATGCTGACCTGAATATAATATAAGTGTTGAAAATCCGTCTGTGCTAGTGTCTCTTTGAATATGAGATTCCTTCGTTAAATGATCGGATCCATCCATATCACCAAAGGAAATTAATGTTCCATTATCTACAGTGAGACCGAATCCATTAAGTGTAGTTCGAGAGCTGGCATCAGCAGGATTCTTTTTAATAAATTCGGTGGCAAAGTTTTTCGTGCTGATTGAATTAATGTGACCGTGGCGATCAAAACCTAAACTCTGAATGCCATGTGTTCCAGAGTTTGATGAAGAACCTGCTTCACCTGAAGTACTATCAGTACTATTTACTGAAACAGTATTGTCAGTATGTGAAATTGTACCCGTGTTTTCTGTGTCATTAAACGTGCTACCTGTGATACCACTCGCAGACAATCCGTTACCTATGGTTATACTTTCGATTGATTCAATGTCGCCATTGAAAGTCAATTCTGTTGAAACTTCTGTGCCGCCACTAACGGCAAATGAACCCGTCACATCACCAGTAAAGGTTATAGTTTGTGCGGTTTCAAATGCAGATGCTGTCGTACAGTTACTGGATATTTGTGCAGGAAGAATTGAATCGTTAATTACAACATTCGTACCTGTCAACTCACCAGGAGTATTTCCTGTCGATCTTGTGAACGTAAATATGGCATCATTTTCACCTGTATTGCTTCGACCAAATATTTGAAGAGATGCATGTTCTAGAATACCTGAACTGTCAAGATCGACAGGACCTATTGCCCAGGTGTTATTAGCGGCAACACTAGCATCTGTTCCATTCACAAATTGAATTGTATTGCTTAAACCAGAAGCAGGAACATATAGTATTTGCTTTTGATTAAACTCGACAACATCGTATTTAAGTTTTAAATTGTCATTAGTGTTTAATGGCGACAATACATTTGTTTTGACACCATCAGTTGTGTCATCAGTTCGTATATGTCCTGCCGTAATAATGTCACCAGTGTTTCCTTGACCAGATCCCATAGTAACAACATTACCTAAACCTGTAATTATGTCATTGGTTTTTGTCCACCACTGTTGAAATGTATCATTAGTATTAACTTGATTTATATTAGTTATTGCCATTTTTCTCTATCTCTTTTATTCTGCATTTTAGATTTTCAACACACTGCTCTAATTTATCAACTTTTTCCAACAATTGATTAAATTGCAACTCCTTTTTATTACGCATTTTTGCGGCTTTGTACGATGCAACATCATTATTAACTAATGCCGAGGTTTCGGTTCTTGTATAATGATTCTGGCTCATCATGTCAATGCAATCGCTCTATAGTCATACACATGCGGGAACACATTTGTACCTATACTAGATTCCTCATGTTTAAGCACGATCTTAATCTGGAATGCATCAAAGTCAGTTATTGAAGCACTCGTATTAGAAATGAATGCTGTTTCGTCAAATGAATATTCAAATTCACGAAAATCATTCACATCACCAGAACTCGAATACATATTAGGCGATTCGTTTGTCAATGAAACATAATCTGTATATGCATCAGGATTACTCGGCAGTAAGAATCTTGCTTGTACATCAATCACAGAACCTGCCGGCCTAAATGCAGCAAGTATCACCCTCAAACCTTCAGCAGGATGTTCTGGCTGCAACACTACAGGCTTAGATACATATTGCGAAGTGTTGTCACCAACATTTGATAGAACATAGTTATATGTTTGCGCTAAAGCTAAAGCATTGTCAACTGTCGGCGATACTAACCTGAAGTCATTGTTGTCTAATGTCACACGGAATCTTAGTCTGTCAACTGTGTTCGTGTTACCGTCATTAATAATATTTTGCTTAGACGGAATAAATCTTTGCTCTGCTGATAAATACGTTGATTGGCCAAATGCAATTTGTTGCCCAGAATTCCCATCACCCAAGGCTGAATCATATGCTGATGTATGTTTAAATAATTCTAATGAAGTTCTTGTTCTTAGAGTATTTGATTCCATTACCATAGGTTGTATATACGATATAGGAGAGTCATAGATTGTTTGAATTCTTGCAGTTGCGCCCGATTGCGCACCTGTAATTATATGATCTCCGCCACTTAAGTATTGTGAAGAAGCAGTAGAAGTACTTTCTTTAATCGAAAGTTTAAGTCCTTCAATTCTGTCAAAGTATGCAACCTTACCACCGATGCCCTGCGTGACTGCACAAGACCCTACAGTAAATTGATTAGGCGGAGCATCTTGTAATCGAATTGTATGAACAGCAGTTGTGCCGGTACCTGCCGTAGAGATCGAATCCACCACACTAACATGGCTGGTTGTCGCCTGAGTAAGTATAAGCAAACTTCCTGCTGTAATGAACGACTGGAAGTTTGCTGTTTGATCAGCGTTCAAGCCAGTAACAGTCAACTTTCGATTTGATAAAATGTCTGCATTAAACTGAACACCTGCGCCAGGTTGACCTGCTTGAACATATGCAATTTCGTCATTAATGAAACTACCCACTGTGTCAGAGATAGTAAAGAATTCCATATCATTCGGAACAAGATCAATTGTTGCAGTATTCTTCGAAAATACTTTCTTATAGATATGGAATTTGATATCTTCGTTCTGGTACGATTTCCATGCTCTGTTATTCGTTGATGTGAACAACATGCCCATACCCCAGTCAGTAGCAACACGAATACTATCGTCAGTAATAAGAGATTCGCCAACTTTTGCGGTATAGATGAAGAAGTCAGGATCAGTTGCATCCGGTATCAAAACGATAGCATATTCTTTTCCAACTTCAAGTTTGATAGGGTTGTCAAACTCAATCGTTGTTGTGGCAGTAGCATCATCAGACACATTGATTAAATCCCATTCCATATGTTTAGATGCGAAAGGCAATAATTTTGCAGTCGGGTATCCATTTTGAACTTCTCGTATCTGTACTGTAATGCCGTTCTTTCTATCTGCCGGCGACTTGCGTCTAAACCAAACATCAAGTTTGTCAGTAAACATATATGCCGATCCTTCTGCTTGTGCAGGATCAACGAGGAAGGTTTGTGCCAAAGGATCGAAATGAAGATACTGTGTGATTTCTCTATCAACCAAGAAGATCTCTGATTCAATTTTAATGTCAGGTTGTCGTATATCCATACCAATCGATGTTTTTTCAATTGCAAAACTATATGCATGATATGTTGCTCTGCCGAATGATGTTCCTGCTGAGTCAATACTTTCAAATTGATCAGAGTCTGAAATAATTAAATCTGCATCACCTACAAAGAATGCTCTTTCAGGTAAGTCAAACACGGCAAATAATTTTCCGAACTCATCTGTTTTAACAGCAGTTCCTTTTGCGCCGGCTCGATAAACATCTTTTGCTTTAATACTTCTTCCGCCATTACCTGATACAATATCACTCTGGTAAACGCCGCCAGGTGAAGTATGATTGTTTACTGGTTTGCTGTCAAAATAGAAGAAGTGTTGCGTATTAGGTCTCAAACCTGCGCAATAAACTTTGATCGACTTTGAGTTCATATATGGCTTCATTGAGAAATCAGATATGTATGTCCCTAAATCTAATGACTCATTGTATGAATTAATAGCTAAACCTTCCTTCAAATAGCTATCTTGATAACTTGTTGTTTGATTGTACCCTTTTCTGCTAACCTTTTCTAGCGTCTGACCTGTGAACTGGGTTCCCATATATGTGTCTTGTGTTATGGGCGCTATTTGTTGAATATTCTCTAGTAAGTCGTTGAACCCAGAAGCCAGATCTATTTCAACATTAACAGCAGGCGCATTGGTCACATCATATCCGGCATCAAACTGTGGCGCAAGTTGCATGTCACCGTTGAATTTATAGAAATTCGATGCCAGGTTTCTGAATGTTGTTGCATTTTCCTGGAACAACAATGTCTCTCTTTCAGATGAAGATATTGTTGTTATGTCATCAAATGTTGTAACATTTGACGTTGTGTCTACTTTCAGATCCACTGGAATTTGTTCCAGAGCAGGTGCTAATATTCTTCTTCCTTTATGAATAGATGCCCTAAAATCAGCATCAGCTAAATCAGCAACAGTGTGATCCTTGAATTGGTCGACTAATATTCCGTTTTTGAATCTATTATTACCATTTGCATCAGGAATAAATTTGTCTCTAGTGTCTTGCTCAAGTATTGATAATGCTAATATTTCAACTGTGTTGTTGACTTTCTTTTCAAGACGCTCAATGTCTCGCATCGTATAGTTGCGAGTTGTATTTCTGCTCACCATTATCGCATTAGTGTCTTGCTTAGATATTTCCTTACCAGGAACAAATATGTCAGCGATGCCGAAAACTGTGTTTGTAGAAACTTTACCAGGTGTGTCTGCGGGTTGCCCTTCAATCAACACAAAACTTTGCGACTTATCAATTGCAACCTTATCAAATCTCGCTAGATAATATTCTTGTGACGAAGTGATTGTGGTTCGATTGACAATCGAAACAGGCGGCCTGTTCGGATCGAATTGTAATGTCTGTGTGGTTACAGGTGCAGCATTACTTGCAGATGTGAAGTATTGAGTGGTTGAATCAGCATAAGGTCTAAAGTCATAACAATTCAACAAATTAAATACATCACCATCCTTGGCAGGATGTGCTTTGATTATTTCAGCAGCATTAGTTACTCCAGAATAGCTATTAGGAGTTATATATCCGCCGTTTACAGTTCTTCGAAGAGCAACAACATTTACTCTGATGGCAGTAACATCTGCCTCCATAGATTTGCCTTGCTTCATTTGCAAATATGAAATGCCGTAATAGCCGTCTTGTGCATTTTTAACAAGAGCAAATTTGTGTGTTATATCAACCCACGTGCCGCCGTCATCATATTCTACTTTATTGAGTTTAACACAGTTAGGGACACCTGCACTACCATAGTTTGTTAATTTATTAAATGTTGTCGATAGCCAAATAGATTCATCTTCTAATGTGTCGTGCGTGGTTCCTTCTACTCTTGAATCATAGTAAACGCTACGCAATACTTTTCCTGCAGGGAAAGTCGCTTCAATGTTGTTTGTGCCTTGCAATAGTGTTGCGTTTGTTGCTTCAACATATTCATTAGTTGTAGTTACTGCAAACACGCCGCCAGAAGGTAACCCAATATTAATGATAGGCGTCTTTATTATGTTGCCTACGATTACCTGGTTAATTTCAAGTGTCGCATCAGTATTAGTTTGTATAGGCTCATCATATGTTGCAATTTCTTTTTTAGTAAAGGTCACATCAGTCACGCTTTTCATCGCTGAACGACCAGTTTTGAAAATAACAGCACCAGTGTTAGCAGAAACAATATTGCTAATATCGCTTGTTGCGATAACAGCAGTTTTAGATGACGCTTCAGTTGACCCAATAAATCCTATAGTATTGAATTTGCTTGCAGATACTTTATCAATAGCATACACATAGATTCTTACTTTGTTTCCGCCTATGGGATCAATACTTCGAATAGAGCATGTTCCGATAGCGTTATCATCTGTTCCTTCTGTATTGCCATCAGCACTGGGATTATAATCTGTCGCATATAAGTTGTATCTAGTTTTAAAGTTAAAGTTCTCTAAAACAGGTGTACTGCCAGACACATCAATAGTTAACCATGCTCCGTAGTCTGCACCTGTTGATTGATTCGACTTTAAATTGGTCACAGTTGAAGGCGTGATTTCTAATCGTTGTCTGCCTACTGTATTTACTTCATTACCAAATGCGTATGCTTTACCTGGACCTATGACAGCATAAAACTTTCCGTCATCTTCGTCTTTTTCTGTTGTTATCTCGAACCCATCAACAACATAGTTACCTGCTTCGTCAAAGGTTCGTTTTGCAAGTTCCTGCTTAATAGAATTAAATTGTGTATCACCACGAACAAAGACTGTTTCGCCTCTTTCTATTCTTAATAAAGAAAAGAACTCTGCTGGGCGTGATGTTGTAGTATAAACTGCTAACTTCGGCCGCAATTTTAATCGATCAGCACCCGGAGCATTTTGATTGTTGAATCCTTGAGCATTATCAAGCAAAGATACGTCAAGTGACGAATCAACAATTGTTTCTTCGATATTAAAACCGATAGAGATGTTATCAGGATTAGGTGTGTATTTGGATGCAATGAGTAATTGTGGTTCAACGTAATTGAAGTGGCCGTTCTGATATATGATACCGTCTGTTACGCTTACCGCAAGCGAATTGCCTACGTTATTGACTGTGCCATCTGTTGAAGTCGATAATGCAACAGTAACCGTAGTAACATCAACTTCAATGCCTGTTGAGTTTGTAACTTGTACAAGATTCAATAGCTCGCCGCCAACAAACTGTTTAAACTCTACACCTGTGTTCACATCAGGAGTGTTTGACTTTAAATAATTAAGAAAGAATGTTTTGAGATCCGGTGCATCAGTTTGGAATCCGTTAGCGCCAGCAAGAACCTTTGCTCTTAGCCCCGAGGTTTGACCCTCAAGCACATAAGTAATATCATCTGTTGATGCATATATTGTTAAATCAGAAATGCCAGATTGATCATTGACCTTAACGAATGAAACTTGCTTATCGACAGTAGGGTTTACACCTTCAATAATTGTGCCGTTCTGATACACATTATTACCAAATCTTTCAATTTGATTTTGAAGGATTGTTTGCAGTTGAGTCATCTCTCGTGCTTGTACTGCTCGTGCGGGTTTAAACAATACACGAACGTATTGTTTTGTTTCATCGTAGTCATCATGATACGGCGCAGTATTTAAATTTGTGTTAATGCCCATTTAATTTACTCTTTCCTTTAAAAGTCGAAAATAAGTTTTACTTTTTCTTTGGATGATTCTGTTCTCGTAATAGGATCAAAATCAACGAAATGTAACAACTCACCAGTGAACGGTGTGTAAACACTTTGTATAACACTATTTATAGTGCTACTGAAAGCAGTGCTTGAAGATTCTTTTGTTTCTTTTATTTCAATGTTTGTATTAGTGTTAAATGTTTTACTATACGCACCTACTGCGTCTGTTACATATAACTCTGTATGCGTTAAAGATCCTGTGTTTGCGGGATCGGTATATTTAACTTCGTGAATAATGCCTTCACATGTTTCACCGTTCTCAGTTTGTGCTATATAAAATCCTGGCGCCGCTTGCGCAGTTGTCATTTTAACATCTTTGACAATTTTAATTCTGTTATCAAGCGTATTAGGTATTTCCATAACCTTGCCGCCATTGGTATCCCTATTAATAAACTTAGCAACGATTATTGACCCAACTGAATAAACGATACCTGTTGTACCTGCTATTTCATTCCATCTGCCTTGTTGATCACCAACACCAAGATTTGTAATTTTATATGTCTTGTTCAATTCTATTTTTAAATCATCTGATAAACCTGCTCCGAATGTGTCAACAACTTTGAAGTGAGGGTTCTTAACAACTCCAACTTCAGTGTAGGTATTTGTACTAGGAGTATTTGTCGTTATATCGCTAAGGAATGTTGTCACTGTTTCAGCCCGACTCATAAACAATTCGTGAATAGGGTCAAATCCATGGCCGCCATTAGGAGAATGAATTACACGGATTTGTGATCCTTCAATAGCAGTGCCTGCAGGTTGTCCTGGCTGTTGCAATTCAGCAATTGCATAGTCATATCCCGAACCTTTTGTTTTAAAATTTACATTTAATAGATTGCCTGATGAATCTATAACACCGTATGCAAGCGCTTGAGTTCCTGAAGCGTCATTGGGTTTCGATACTTGTATCTTAGGCAATACTTCTACTGATTGATCAATAAACGAATTGGGAATACTTGATGCAGTCACATCAATATACAATAATTTATTTCCTGCAACAGCAAATGCTGGAGTTGAACTATCAACAATATCTAACAATGAGCCATCAGCGAGGCGCAAGTACATATTCTTATATTCACCGGAAGTTGATTTAACTTCTTGAGTAGTTGTAAGTTCAATTCTATATGTTGTGGCATTCAGTGATGCCGCTGAAACAACAGTTGCCTGTCCGGGACTACCTACAGGTCCTACAACATACGAACTAAATGCTTCTGCGGGTGATGCATCAACTATAAGATCTCCTATACCTTGTTGAGCAGATAACGATACAGTCGTGCTTGGAATATAGGGTAAAAAATTTGCTGTGCCGAATGATATGTATTCTGCGGGAGGAACATCAAACATATATTTCCACACATATCCATCTTCTTCGGTTGTTTCATAATTAGTTGATGTTGACAAAGCGGTCGAAGGACTGTTTACAGAAGGTTGTCTGCCATTGTTACGAATACATTTAAAAACTTTATACGATGTTTCGTTTATCGTTCCATCAAGAACAGTAATATAAAAGTTTTTCGAACTCATATCTTGACCATCATCAAATGCATCATATATTGTGCCTGATGCCCAGGGTCGTCTTTCAAACATGTATCTTACGTCAGAAATGTCTATCTTATTGCCAAAGATAACCCTACGTTGGAATTCACGAATGTCATTCTGACTATTAATTATGGCAGTTGCATCAGCGGTATGTGATGATGCCATAATGTAATAATCATTTTTAGCAGCGTCCGCAAAAGAATCTACAAACTCATTTGTAGATTCGATTCTAAAACTTTCAGTTACAACCTTTGCCATGTAAAAATTTTCCTAAGTGTTTGTTTTATTTATGAAGATAATCATGAATTGAATTCCACAACTACACTATCCGGTTCTTCTAATTCAACTACAAATCGTGCAGGTATGACATAAGCATCGCTAGGCAATCCTGTTCCGTTTGTTATAGGAACAAGTCTTGTGCCAGGCAAGAATGTTCCATTGACGCCAGCAACGAGTCCCCAAGAACCATTTCGCAGGTTGGCATCAGCAAATGTTCCTGTGCTGACAATAACATATGGTGTGCCTATTTCGAAATCACCAGCATACACATATTCGTGATTCAAACCAAGTGAGGAATAATCAGCACCCAATAACGAACCATCTCTACTTGCTATTTCAATGTGTTGTGTAGATCCATCATGATCACGTATTAATAATTCTTCTCGTCTATTGAACCGTATAACACTTGAATCAACTCGTGGGCCAATGTCGTTAGAAGTTGAAACCAAAGGTGTCCCGAAGAACTTTGTTCCTGCTACATGAACAACATCTTTTAGAGTTTTTTCATATACACTAGGGTCTAGGATTGTCGCAACATCGTATGAATATTCTTGATAATAATCATTGTCATGAATATATCTATTCGAATCAGATAGATGTGAAGTCGTTGTTTCCCATTTACCTTCTGTTATACCTGCGTCTGTGACAGTAATTTTTGCTGAACCAACCCACGCATTATATTTATCTTCGTTCTTAGAGTCATTATTTATTAACTTGACTTCTTCTCCTGACGTATATCTAAATCCTGATTTAATGACATCAACACCCACAATCCTTCCTGCCAGATAGTTCGCATCGCCTTCTACAACAGCGTTTCCTCCTAAGTTGTCATACCCATTAATTTTTACAATAGAAGTGATCGATATTGTGTTGCCTGAAAATTCAATAGAGGAACCATTAATATCAAACCCGTAAAAACTTAAGGGTTGAAATATAAAACTATCTTCTTGTTTACTTACAAGTTTTGCTTTTGCAGTATAGGGAATTGTTCCCCCTGAATTAATAAACTCGTCATTCGAATCTTTTGTCAAATCAGGAACTTGAATTGTTTGCTCTAAGATGTCTCCAATCTGCATACCGAAGTTAGATTTGTTAAACCTCAATGCGATTGTCGTGTAATCAAACTTGTACATATCATTATTTCTAATGTATGCTCTTGCATCATTTTCATAACCTGAACCTGATGATGTTACTTTAATTGTATCAAGCGATCCTAGTTCAGTTGTCTTAGATCCTAATGCATCTGCTAGTCGTGATCTATAATCTGAATACGGGGCGCCTGACATTCTATAATTGTTATCTGTTCTGCTTAGAACTGTTCCTGTCATATTCGCAAGGCTGGGAGGCGGATAATGTGCATCCCATTGTGCTTCAGTAATACCAAATGTTGTTCCCGGTAAATTATTTTCGGCACCAAAGAAAGGATGCGTGAAGTCAGTGTTACCTGATGTGATAATCTCATAATCCTTGTTGATTACAAAACCTTTAAGTATCAAGTTTACCCAGTCGCTTACATCTTGTATCGGCGGTAGCGGGAATGAAAGATACCTACTTGCAAAATCACCAATCACATCTGTAAAGAATGTAACAGTTTCTGTATTGTTAAATGTTTCGAAATCAAACTTTGCTGAATCATTAAAGTCACTTATCGCATTGA